ATGGAGGTGCTACTAGGTCAAAAGGTGGCAACGCACACAGACCTACGAACGAACGACTACAATCTCATCATCGCTCAAACGGCATCCGGCAAAGAGGCTTGCAAGTCGGCGATCACCAAGATATTTGACGCGTCGGGATGTGGGCACCTCCTACTAGCGGCAGATGTGCAATCAGGAAACGGATTGATAACCGCGATCAAGTCGCAGCCGGTTTGCTTGTGGATCGGGGATGAGTTCGGCAAGGTGCTACAGGGCATTCTCGATAAGAAAGGCTCGCAGCATCTCAAAAACATCGGCAAGCACTTACTGAGCCTTTACGGAGAGTCATCGGGGAAGTTTCTTGGAGCGGCTCACGCAGCGGGTGCGAAAAACGAGATCGACCAGCCTCATCTCTGCATCCTTGGGCTATCGACTGGATCGACCATATTTGAGGGATTGTCAGCCGATCACGTCAGCGACGGGCTGCTTAATCGCATTTGCTTTTGGCCAGTGCAAGAGAGGCCAAAGCGGAAGCGAAATTACAAAACGCCGAAGGTGCCAAGCGAACTAAGCGACCTTGTGTCAAAGTGGTCAAGCCTCACTACGTCAGTAGGTAATGTCGCCTCGATGAATCCGCAAGCGATCCAGTTTGGGATTACAAACGAAGCATGCGAGCGATGGGAGCAGCATAGTTTCGCCATTGACGAAAAGATGGAGTCCGAATCGTCGCAACGCTCGGCAATGTGGGGACGAACGGCGGCTAGGAGTCTGATGCTTGCGTTGGTGCATCGCTGTAGCCGCATGGCATCGCCTACGGAGATCAGTCCTGTAGTTGCGATTGAAATGCAGGATATCCAGTGGGGCGTGAAACTCTCTAATTGGCTCTCTCGCATCGCCTGCGATTTGGTCGAACAGAATATGGTTGATAAGTCTCTAACGCTTGCAGCGAAGGTGCTAAGCGATCTAGCGAGCCGTGGGCCGGTCAGCAGTCGAGACGCGTTGCGGTTGTGTCGATCATTGACGGCTGGCGACCTCGAAGCAGCAGCGGTCAAACTCGGTTTTCGCGTCGAGTTTGTGACCACAGGCAAGCGAAAAAAGAAGGTTTTCGTACGTGACAACGGGGGGCAAAAATGACCAGTCCATTTCATTCTGTCACAAAAAGGGTGCGCAGCTTGAAACTAATACAAGCCTATCTTGCATTAGTGGAAGTTTTGCAAAAGTTCATATTGTCCCATTCTGTCCCATTCTGTCCCGGACAGTTTGGACGGCCTGAAAGCGTGGTTAAGAGTGGTTTTTCTGCCCTTAGCTATATAAATACATATATATATGTATGTATTATGGTATTTAGTATAGTGTTCTTTCTATATTGTCCTTCTGTCCGGGGGTTTCCTATAGGGTGGTAGTAGTACCCCTCTCTAGGGGGTATGGTCTCTATGGTGGTTGGTATATGGGGGTCTATAACGGGACACGAGGACAGTTTGGACAGAATGATTTTTACAAAGGAGGCGGTAGGATGGCATTTACTTTGACGGAAGCGGCTCGCGAAATCGAGCATCTACAAGCACTGTTAGCGGAGCAAACGAGCGAAATCAAGTCGCTTCAATCGCAACTTGCGAAGACGGCGAAAGACCGGACGCGTTTTAGGGATCGGAGCGAAGAGTTAAGAGCGGAACTGGCGAAGTACGTCAGGGCAGATAATCCAGTTTTGAGAGGGAAAAAGAAATGAGCGAAGGCATCTTTAGATTCAATGTAGGTGACAGGGTAACTCCGGCTTGCGATGAAAGCGTGCTTTACGGCGAAATAGGCTTGGTCGATGAGCAATTTGCATCCGATGGTAAGGTTGTTGTCAACGTGAAGTTCGGCAGCAGGAAAAGCCTGATCGGATTTAGAGACTACGAATTGCGATTAGTCGAGCCTGCCCCAGCCGTCAACGAATGCTCTAAGCCCGACAACGTCAACCACCCACCGCACTACAACCAAGGCGGCATTGAGTGCATCGACGCGATCAAGGCAGCAACGGGCAGCGGCTTTATCAAGTATTGCTGCGGCAACGTCATCAAGTACCTTTGGCGATACGACAATAAGGGCGGCTTGGAAGACCTCAAAAAAGCGGCGTGGTATTTGGATCGAGCGATTAAGGAGATGGAGGTGAAAGGTGAGTAAGAACATAATTTTAGGCATCGACCCCGGCCCAAAGGAGCATGCGTTTGTATGGTGGGACGCGGACGAAAACCGAGTCGTGGAACTTGAGACGTTTGACAGTTTTATCCACTTCACAAAGTTTGAAAAACTCGACATGGTTTGCAAGGTCAAGACCGTTGCTTGCGAGTGGATCGAGTCGTACGGGATGGCAGTTGGGCAGGAAATATTCATGACGGTAGCCGGTATCGGTTGGCTAGCGGGCACCATCGGCACCGAAGTCAGGCTAGTCCCTCGCAAGTCGGTCAAGATGCACCTGTGCAACTCGATGAGGGCGAAGGATGCGAACATTCGCCAAGCGTTGATTGACCGCTTCGGAGACGTTGGCACGAAAAAAGCACCGGGGCCGTTGTTCGGCGTCAGTAGCCACTACTGGGCGGCCTTAGCCGTTGCGGTATACGCGGCGGAGACGCAAGCAAAGGACGGGGAGTTTTGGATTGAGGATCTGCGGAAGCGGAGTATCGTCTAGCCAAAGTTTGCAATCGCCCTAGCACTTGCTACAATGCGAGTAACCAAGGGAGGGTGTAACATGCAAGACTTGCTAAAGTCGAAACGTTTTTGGGCAGCCGCTGCGGTCGTTGCTGTTGTCGTCTTAAAGGATCGAGTACCACTGACGGAAGATCAAATCCATCAGCTTGTGCTAGCCGTTGGGGCGTGGATCGTGGGCGACTCAATCCGACCTTTGCCTAAGCCTGATGAGGTGGCAAAGTGAGCCTATTCAAACGATGCGAAACGGCGTGGAAGCCAGACGACGCGATCAGGATTTACAACGAGACTGGCGGAGATCGTCAAGCGTTTCGAAGGGCCTATCGACAGCACGCTAAGACCGTCTACGGACTCGATCCGGTGACGGTTATCATGCTGGTTCAAATGGCGATCCGCCTTTACTTCTGGGCGAAGGAAAACGGCTTTTTATCCGCGATCCCGCAAGCCCAATACAGCAATGCACCATCAGCAGCTCAACTCTACGCAGAGGCCGAAATCGAGGCGGAAGCGAGCGACGATGAGTAAGCCTGATAGCAATTGGCTACCGTGGATCATCGTAGCGGGTGCGATTTACTTTGCATTCGCCAAGCCTAGTAACGTCGATCCAAAGCCCGCCGATATAAAGGGCGTTGTCGCGTCTACATTGCCTAATATTCGGGCGGCGTACAGAGCGGCATTCCTTGAGGCGGCAAGCAAGATCGAAAAGCGTGAGATCGTCAACCAAGAGCAATGGACGCAATTTATTGCAGCGAATGCGGGTGCGAAGCAACGCGAAGCCCTGGATAAGGTTTACAACGCAATCGATGAGCTAAAACTACCAGCAAGTTTCGAGGGCAAAGAGTCCGAGATTGCGAAGTTGAATCGAGACATAGCGGGGGCGTGGTAAATGGACTGCAAAGAACTCGAAAACAAGTTGCTTGAAATGGAAGCGAAGCAAGCCCAACGCAACGAGCATTTAACCGGCGGCATGGTGTTGGCGTTGTTGCTTGCTGGTTGTGCTGTACTTGGTGGCATCCTGTCGGCTTGCGAGCAACAGCAACGGCTTGAGCGACTTGAGCACGTCCAAGGCATCGACGCAATTGGGAGGCGGGTGAAGTGAGCGAATTTTTTACCGGCTACGATCCCGCGATTGAGCGACGCGACGAACTGCAAAGTACGGCAACGCCTGTAGGCTTTACTGTGCGAGACTACGAAGTACCGGAAGAGATGGATTTTCGCAAGTACGTTAGGCACGACAAGCAAGGCAACATGGGCTCGTGCGGCGGCTTTGGAAACACAAACGGCGGCGAATGTCTTTGGGGACTTGCTCACGGCGGATGGAGCGACGCAAGGCAGTTTTCAGCATTATTTTCGTACCTTGAGGCGCAGAGGCTAGATGGTTTACTAGGACGCGATGCGGGATCGACCATCAGTAGCGGATTGAAGATTAGCAAGGAACTCGGCTATCTTCTCGAATCTGAATTGCCATATCAAACTCCATATCCAGGCAACGCGCGAACGCTAATCACAAGCGACATGCGAGGTAAAGCGGGAGCGATGAAGATTCGATCCCATGCTTGGCTTGAGAACTATGACGCTATCAAAAACTACATGGCATCGCAGGCTGGCGTCTGCTACGTTGGCACGCCTTGGAACGACTCTTTCTACGGTCGAAATGGCGTCGTCGAGTCGGTGAATTTTACGCGGTTTGATGGTGGGCATGCGTATCTATTCGCGGGCTACTCCAAACGCAAAGACTCCAAGGGACGCAATTACATCTGGCGATTGAACTCGCACAACGATTCGTGGACGGAGATAAGCCCTTCGGTAATCGATGCACTTTGCAAGCATCAGTACACGTCCATCGTGGGCATCAGTGATTTAAGCCTACCGGGGCCGCGTAGCGTATCGTGGCTAACATCGAGGCCATTAGGATGAACAAACAAGGAGGTTTGATGATGGTATTGCTGTTTTTTGCGTTGTTGTTTTGGTCACAGAGTCCGCCGGTAGTCGATCCTACGCAATGCGACATTGCACCGACTTCGAGCGAGTTAATTAGCCAACTTGAGCAAGCGACAAAGACGCTGATTGAGCCTAATACCGAAATCGATCCAGTCCCCTCACCAAGCGACAAGCCTAAGACGGTCAAGCGTGAGATAGTCATCTTTTCAGCGGACTGGTGCGAGCCTTGCCAACGGTGGAAACGATGCGAACAAAGCAAGTTTGAGCAAGCCGGTTATACTTTTGCCTATGGCAATCCAGACGATGTACCTAGGGTGCCTCACTTCATCGTTACGGATGGCGGGAAGACGGTTGAAATCAGCGGCTACATGACCCTCGAACGACTTGCAGCGGAGTTGGCGAAATGACTCAGGAATCATTAATCTACATCATCGGATCAGGCATCGTCGGCGTGCAATCTACAGCGATAGCCATCCTGTTTCGATTCTTCGTAGAGGAAAAGAAAACAACGCGGGCGGACTTGCAAGAATGCCGAAGCGACCGCGAAAGGCTCTGGGCAAAGATTGAAACGCTCCAAACGGAAATCGGCAAATTATTGAGGGGTGCATAATGCGAGTGTCAGACCTGATTGAGCAAATAGACGATTGGCAGACAAAGACAATCGATGAAGTGTGGGCGGAGTTGAACGAACTCGCTTGGCAGTATCTCGATAACGATAACTACACATGGGGCGGCGTTGCAGACGTGCTAGGCAATAACGGCACAGAAGCACTGAGGGCAGCACTTGAAAACAACGGCTCGAAGTGGGCGGTATATGCTCTTGGAGGCCAGCCTGGATTGCAGTTGACGCGACCTGAAATCCAAGAAGCCCTCTACCTATTTGAAGCGGCTGGTTTGGTGCCCAATTCGTCGAAACTGGCAAAGCATGTTAAGCGGGTTGTGAGTCTACTTGAGTTGCATAAGTTAAGCCCATCGAAAGACCTCGTTGCAACTGTCTTGAGCGGTATGCAATTGGGAGCGGTCAAGCGTGAGAAAAAGGTAATTGCATCAAGTCGATACAATGCGTATTGTGCCGCGATGGAAGCGTGGGACGGTGACCCAAGTACGGAGCCAACTCTGTGACAATCGCCTTGCAAGGAAACGGATCGGCATTATCAGATTCGATCAGTATCCCCAGCCACCTAGTGCGGGATACTATCGTTATTCACGCAATGAACCATGCGTCGGCTACCCTTCCGGTCAAGCCCGATACTAGCTGGATCACATCCTACTCGGCAAGCGTTGCAGGTGGATCGGTGTTGACGGCCTACAAGCACGCTCAAAGCAACGCAGAGACTAGCGGAACGTGGACGAATGCCGATCACCTCTTCGTCACAGTTTGGCGTGGCGGAACGAATACGATTGTCGTGCCTGAGTTTATCAGCACTCAGACGGGCACGAGTGCGACCATTGCCTACCCTGCCCAAACAGCGGGAACGGTCAAAACCGATGCGGCGAATATGGCTCTTTTGGCCTACGTCTTAAACTCGAACACATCGAACACTTTGTTAGCTCCAGGTGCTACTACTGATTTGCAGTCGGCAACAGATTCGTCGACGTGGCAAGCGAAGCAATACTATCAACTCAGCCGAACGGCAACATGGGCATCGACTAACGTAGGGCAAACAACTTCGGCTTTTTACCGTTCGCTAATGTTGACGTTGATCGAGTCGGATTTGTACGGGATTAGCAGCGGCGGCATTTTTTTTCGACCCGGTATGAGTGGAGGACTTGACTAGTGAAACGCAAGATATTTGCCGGGACTACATCGCTAAGCCTGCCTGTTATCGTCTACGACAACACGTCCACGACTGGAGCGGGCTTGAGCGGATTGACGCACTCAACGAGCGGTCTCGTGTTGGAGTATCGCAGGGCTGGGCAATCGTCTTGGACTTCGGTTACTCTCGTTAGCAAGACTCTTGGCACTTACACCAGTGGCGGTATCGTCGCAAGCGGATCGAGAGCCGGAAGATACGAAGTGGATATCCCAGATGCTGCAGTAGCGGCTGGCGTGCGCATGGTTGAGATATGCCTTCGCGGTGCGGCCAGTATGCACCCAGTCGATATCGAGATCGAACTAGACGCGGTCAACTACCAAGACGCTACATCCTTCGGCCTATCGCGTATCGATGCGGCTACATCTAGTCGTATGGCAACATACACGCAACCAACGGGATTCCTTGCGGCTACGTTCCCCGAGACGGTGGCATCGACTACAAACATAACAGCGGCAAGCGGCATAACGCTGGCACCGGTAACGCACACGGGGGCGACGATCCCAACGGTCACTCTAGTCAGTCAGTTGGCGCAAACCGCCCTGAGTGTCAATGATGCGTTTCTTGAGGTTGTTCCGCTTGTGTGGGAGCAAGTTACAACCGACACTTGGCCTAACAACTCCTTCGGTGAGCGTGTGCTAGTTGGCAATACAACGCAACGATCAGTTGCGGTTACTGCCACTCATCACGTTGCAGCGGTGCTACACGATGCCGAGCCTAACTCAATCCCCGAAGATGCCTTTATTACAGGGGCATTGTCGGCTAGGGTATTGGCAGCGGATGCGGCTACTGAGATAGCAACGGCGGTCGGCACGTTGCAGGTGTTGACGCGGTTGGACAGCATGATTGAGTCTGATGGCGAGGGCAATTTCAGGTTTGATACAATTGCCGTATCGCTTGCTGGCGGTGGCGGTGGCGGTGGTGGTGGTGGAAACACGACCGTTAACGTATATCCAGTCTCAGCATCAACGCCAGAGCGTGTAGCAGGCACGACGTTGACGTTCTATCGCGACGAAAGCCGGTCAGTCAGTGTGGTTACTGACTTTACGCTAACATCGTTGACGCTTCGGTTCGTAGTTGAGGATAATGATGGTAACGATGTATTGGTAATAGAAAATGCAGCGATAACCAAAAGCAGTCAGACGTTTACGGTTTCGATCACCACAGCGGTAACGGCTAACCTTGGCAACTACCGTTGGTCGATGCGAGACATTACCAGCGGTAACAGCGTCATAGCCTTTGGTGTACTCACGGTACAGGAGGCAGCAAGCAAAAATGCCTAGGCTGTGTCGATGCGGTAAGATTATTGAAGACCGTTGCGAATGCTTTAGTGGAGCGTCAAAGCAGTTTTTGCGCTCCACAACGGCGGAAGGGCACGGAAGCGACCACCGCAGGGCAAGCGAGCGGTATAGGGCAGAGCATCCACTATGCGAGCGATGCGTACAGTTGCACGGCGTTATGCACGCAAAGCCATCGAGGGACATGCACCACATCATAGCCATACGCAAGGACGCATCGCAGAGGATGCAGCGTGGTAACTGGCTGGCGGTATGCGGCGAGCATCACGAAGAGCTAGAGGGCAATGAGCTAGATGGCATGGCATGCAAGCGATGGAGCGAAGCGAACTACGGAGCGGCAATGGATAGCCCCTCTGCGGCAGGGGGGGAGTCTCAAAATGCGAATTAATACGGCTACGAT